ATTGCTAATTCGCCACCGACTCTATCACCTTCGGGAATCATTTCTATATCCTTAGGCTTTGCTACGCTTATAACTCCTTGCATATTGATATTATCTTCACTTTGAACAAATCTTCCTTTTTCCCATTTCCCTGATTTTCTAAAAATAATAAAGCTTTGAGATACTCTAGGATCATTTATTACTCTAGATACATTAATCATTCCTTATCACCTTCCTTAATTGTATAAGTGATACTTTTTCTTAGTTCTCCAGTATCTATAAGTGGTCTATCACTGCCTTTTCTTTTAATAGTATCTTGGCTATTAGCGAGCCAATTATTTTCTGGATTAGTAAACCAATCTCTAGCTATGTTTTGACCCAACATACCCACTTCTTCTAATTCAGGAGTTAAATTATTTCCTTCTAAACTAGTTTCAACTACTTTCTTCATTTGTTTTGCTATTACTTCTTTAGAATTATCCATTGCAGGTTCAAGAACCGGTCTAGGAGGTACATTCCATAAAGGTGAACCATTCTCATGTACATACATTTCATGTGCTTTAGAATACGGAACTCCTGAATCTAGGTCATGTTGCATTTTCCTTCGCATTGTAGTATCTCTTACACCATTTGTATGGATATAGAGCAATTCTGCATTAGTAATTTTACTGTCTGGATGCTCTGTACTATCTGGAACACCTACACAGATAGTTTTTTTAGCTAAATCCTCTAAAGATTTCTTTATATCTTTTGTTAAATCTTTAGTTATACTAACATTACTAAATCCATTTAACATATAAACACATCCTTAATATACATACATTCCGCCCTTTCCAACTAATTTACCTATAGCTATTAGTTGCTGTCCATATGTGCTGAGGCTCCAGCCATTCCAACCTTCTATATTGCTTGTGGTAATACTATAATCTGTACTTATAGACACATCTCCAACACTTATAGATGTGTCTAGTCCCTGTGCTTTTCCGGCATCTAATATTCCTGTGACTCCACCGTTAGCATCTGCAGCTCCTTGTAAATATAAGGTGCAAAAATGTGCTATAAACAAGCACATTCCATACTTCCACTGTTTATGCCATCTGCTCTTTTTAATACAAGCATTTGCCATGTCTAAGTACATTTCTGTAACTACTTTAGGTATAACATATTTCCCTTCTGAGTCTTTACCAAACTGAGGATATATTTCATAAAAATCATCTAAAGTAAACTTAGGATTAGTGCTAGCTTTTATGTTGCTAGCACCTCCTAAAATTTGATTTATAACCATAAAAGAATCACCTACTTATCATCAGAAGGTGATTCTTCATTTATATCTTCAGTTGGCTTTGTTTTGCTCTTTGAATTTTTAGTTTTACCATTTTCTACAGATTTCTGTTGAATATTGTTTTCTATTATTTGAATACTTCCATCACTTTCAGCTAACTTAAATAACAAAGTATTTTCTATCCAATCCGGCATATCCTTAATTTCTTGATTATTAATTAATGCTACCTCTTCTTCTTGTTTAAAGAGATAGGATTTTGATGCAAAAACTCTCATTTATTCTCCTCCTAAATTCCATCGACATATAATGCACATTGAGTATATAAAAATTTTACTTGTCCTATGTTTGCCACATAAGGTGTATAATAAGCTAAATC